AAGGCTTTGTCCGCGCACATCGAATCAAGTCAAATGGACATACAGGATGGCGACGGGTTCTTGTTTATACGGCGTATACTGCCTGATCTGACATTCAGAACGTCAACAGGTCCTGAAGATGCAAGTCCATCTGCAAATCTTATCCTCAAAGCGCGTAATTTCCCCGGCACAAACTACGGCACTCCAGAAACTGGCGGTGTCACGCAGACATCTACCAGCCCAATTGAGCAGTTTACCGATCAGGTGCATGTGCGATTGCGTGGTCGGTCGTTTGCTTTACGAGTAGAAAGCACGGCAGAAGGCGTGGGTTGGCGGCTAGGTAGCCCGCGTGTTGATATTAGACCGGATGGCAGACGATGAGTCGTCGATTAGCCAGACCGTTTTTTCCTGTGCCACCACAGGAGTATGACAGTGTGTATTTTACGGAGGTCATCCGAGCGTTTTCTGTGTTTTTGCAACAAGTGCAGAATCCAGGCGATGCAAGGCACACGGAACTGACCTTAACAAACATACAAACGCACGATCAGGGATTAGAAGTTGGTGCTTTGTTTAATGTAGATGGCTTTGTTAAGATAACGCAAAGTCATAATCCGCACGTTGCTGGCAACTCCGCAACTGGCGCAGTCGGTACAGTCAGTGTCACTACATAGGAGCGGGTGTTGGGTCTTAAAAGTCTTTTACCAATAATCGGAGGAGTAGCAGGATTCTTTGGTGGACCTGCTGCCAGTGCTGCTGTGAACGCGGCTCTTGGCTCTGGTATCGGCACACTACTCGCAGGTGGTGATGTTAAAGACGCGATTAAGAATGCCGCCTTATCTGGTTTAGCAGGATCAGGTGCTACAGCCGCAGGGTTTGGGCCAGAGGCCGCAGCTAAAGCCACAGCCAAAGCCGCAGCAGAAAAAAAGGTATTGGAAACTGCCGCCGCTGAAGAGTTGAGTAAACAGGTTGCAGAAAAAGGTGTTGGCTCCAAGCTTCTTGATTTCTTAAAAACTCCTACAGGAATATTAACAGGTGGTGGACTAGCCGCATTATTAGCTGGTGAAGAAGAAGACGAGAACGAGCTAACAGAATTACAAAAACGACAGTTAGCTACAGGTGAGCGAGTCCCTGATTACATTGGTCGGAACATCGTACAAGAGTTTGATTACCCACTTGCTGCCGCGGAAGGTGGCTATATTCAAGGCCCTGGGACAGGACGAAGCGACAGTATCAACGCAGGTATCTTTCAAAACGGACAAAAGGTTCAGGAAGCCCGACTCTCTGACGGTGAGTTTGTAATGACAGAACGTGCTGTGCGTGGTATGGGTGACGGTGATCGAGAAAAAGGTGCCGCCCGTATGTATGAAATAATGAAAAAATATGAAAGGGTTGCGTAATGGTTGAAACAGTCCGCACCGAACAGGTCAGTATACTACCGGAGTATCAGGAAAAGTTTCTTAAGGACTTGCTTGCCTCAACAACAGCAAGAGCCGCCGATCCAACTGTTATCCCAGAGCGTCAAGTTGCGCCACTGTCCCCCGGTCAGCAACAAGCAATACAACTTGGTTACGGTGGCATTGGTGCTTTTCAGCCAATGCTACAGGCGGGAGAGGCCACACTAGGCGCAGGTGCAGGTGCGATACAACAAGGTATAGGCACAGCACTTAGCGGGGCACCACTACTGATGGGCTCTACCGCGGCCTTTGACCCAGCGTCAGCACAAGCGTTCATGGATCCATTTACAGAACAGGTGATCCGACAAGCCGAACGCGATATCCAAAGACAGGGTGATATCCAAAGACAGGGTATTGGAGCACAGGCAGTAAGGTCTGGTGCGTTTGGTGGATCAAGACAGGCTGTTGCTGAACAGGAATTACAGCGTAATCTTGCTGATCAGATGGCAAGAACTGGCGCACAACTCCGTTCAGCAGGGTTTCAGCAAGCACAGGCTCAAGCGCAAAACGCTTTTGCCAATCAGATGGCTAGACAACAGTCGGCTGCACAGTTGTTTGGGCAACTTGGACAAGGGATCGGGACACTTGGTTCTGCATTAGGAAAGACCGGATTGTCACAGGCGGCACTGGGTGAGGCGGCACAACGTGGGTCGCAAGCCGACATCAACACGCTGTTAAGTCTTGGTGGTATTGAGCAACAACAAGCACAAGCACAACTGGAGGCACAACGTGCCACGGATCTTGAAAGACAAGCTGAACCTTTCCAGAGAATAAGCTTTATGTCTGATATCTTCCGTGGTGTGCCGTCCACACAAACTACACTGACAGCACAAACTGCACCATCTCCATCTACACTTGAACGAGTTGGAGGAATTGGACTAGGTCTTGCAGGATTAGCAGGATCAGCAGGTGTTAGTATTCCTGATTTGCTTGGATTTGGAGGTAGTTAATAATGAGCAACGTGTATAACAGACGATTGTTTAAGCCTCGTCCTGCCAGAGCAAAACTAAATCAGATGGGCGGTATTATGGCATCTAGTGTGCCCTTGATGCAGTCCGTTCAAAAGTTCAGCAATGGAAATAAGGTTAGAGTAGGTGGTTCAAATCCGCTAGTAAGAAGCCCCGTAAGAACTAGTTACGTTCCAGGCCAAGGGTACACACAGTTTTCTCCGTTAACTAATCCTGCTGTACAGGCAACTATTGCAAGAAATGTACAAAGACAACGAGCCGCTAACGTTGGCATACCTGATATGCCAGCCACAGGACTCGTGCCTCAAGATACTCGTGGATTTTTTAAGAGACTACTTGATGAAACAGTTGAGGCTAAGGGCCCTTTAGTGACAGGAGTTAAAACTTTATTTGGTGGTGATCCAGTTGCTCGAGCCAACCTTGTTCGCTCTGGTCTTGGTTTAGAAGCAGTAGATCAAATTAAACCTAAAATTAGACCAGGAATACAAACAGATAATCCTGAAGAAGATTTAATTACTGAAGATGTTCCACCAACCTTTGGTCAACGCATAGGTGCAGAGACAGATGATGCTGGGTTTGTGGGAACAGATACAGAACTATTTACAATGGACGATTCACCATCAGCTAATGTGACGCTTAGTGCCTTAGGTAAAGATGACGAAGATGTCATCACTGATAAAACACCTCTTGTCTTGGATCCTCGTCTTGGTTACTTGGGCAGAGATGACGGTGACGAAGATTCAAGACAAATAGCAGATGTCACCAAAGGTAGAGATGACGACGATGGAGAGGTGCCCACAAAAAGGTCACCAAAAAAAACAAAAGAGGATGTTCGTCAAACAGCAACAACTAATACCCCCACAGCACTAGAAGTACAGTTAGGGGAGGGCACAACAGACACTAATGCAATAGTTAGTGCGCTTCAAGGCTTAACCAGTGAAACAGATAAAAACGATGTTATTTTGGAAGCCGCAGATAAGAAGGATGTGGAAGAAAAATTAACAATAAAACAACGCATAGCTAAAAATAAAGAACTTGCAAAAGAACTAGGACTGTTTGAAGACGCAGAAGCTGACCGAAAAATTGATAGTTTTAATCTTGCTTTTATGGGTTTTGCCATAGCAACAGACGGGCTTGAGAAAGGTCTTGCTAAAGGCACAGAAAGAATGAGGGATACGGCTGAATCTAGAAAGAAAAGAAAAGATTTAATAGATAAATTTGCTTTAGAAACAGCTTTTGCAGACGAACGCTCTGAAAAACAATTTGAAAGAGAAATGCAAAAATACGACAAAGGTTTGCGGTATGACTATGTAAAGACACTCAAACTGTCTCAAGACAAAAAAGACATTGCTGCCGCGAATATTGCTGCAACGAGAGCAAATCTAATGACTAGAGTTGCCGTAGATAAGTCAGAGGGTGCAAAAGACAGAGATGCTATGATAAGAGGTCGCCTCCTAACTAATTTTGATGAATCTATGTCGATGGCTTACGCGGTTGCAATAGATAAAGGCTTAGATACAACAGACAACGAGGTAATTAATGACATAATATTGCCTCAAGCTGTGAAGTTTTCTGAACAACTTGGATCATCGAAAAAGCCGGGTGAAGTAGGAAGTTTGGAGCGTATTTATCAAGACGCTTTTGAGTCACTTGATAAGCAAGTAGCCTCACAAGGTCTTCCTTTTGATCTCAGAGATAAAACTGGCAGATATACTCCACAGGCTCTTGCTGCTGTTGACGATTACGTTAACCGTGTATTAGGAAAAGTTAAAGACAGCCCTAAAACTGTAACAAATAAGGAAGAGTATGACGCTTTACCTTCTGGAACACGATACGTTGACCCTAATGGAGTGCCTGGAGTCAAGCCGTAATGGCTAAGACAATGTTTGGGGACGAGGCTGTAACAACCCCGTCTCAAACCCAAACAATGTTTGGAGACACAGCAGTTCCAGCCCAAACAATGTTTGGAGACACAGCAGTTCCAGCCCCAACTCAACCTGAAGAAGAGGTCGGCACTTTTGAAGATATCGCTAGGGGTGCTCTTTCTGGTATCACCCGAATACCCCAAGGCATCGTAGAACTAGGAGCGTCTGGTATTGATGCTGCTTTCGATACAAACACCTCTCGCGAAGTCACTGAATCCTTTGAAGAACTTAGAGATACTTTAGGTATAGAACCCGAAGGCACAGCAGGTAAAGTTACCGAAAGCATTGTTAACTTTGCGGGTGCCGCGATCCCTGTTATTGGTTGGCTTTCCAGAGCAAGTCGTGTAGCTCAAGGAGGCAAAGTTCTTGAATCAAAAAGTCGGTTGGGACGTGCCGCTGAAAGACTAGGCGAAAGCAAAACTGGTAAAACTTTGTTAGGTAGCCGACCAAGACAGGCAGCAACAACAAGCGTTGCAGCAGGTGCCGCAGACTTTTTTGTAGCTACTGATGGACAAGCCACTATTTCCGATGGCTTTGATGCTCTGCCAGAAGATCTAAAGACAGAAGAAGATGTTGGGTTATTTGGCAGGGACGAGGCCGCTCGACGTTTACGAAATAAACTACGTGTTGGTGTAGAAGGAACAGCACTTGCAGGAGCTTTTGAAGCAATCTTTCCTGTTGTTGGCGGCACGGTGCGCGGTCTTTCACAAACACCTGGTGTAAACACCTTAGCTAATATAGTTAACAAAGGCTTTGACAAACTTGGTGATAAATTTAACGAGAGCACAAACTTAAAAAAATGGTTTACTTCAGCCGGTCTTGTGCCAAAGGACATCTATGAAGATGTCACAACGACAGAAGCCTTTGTCGATGAGCTAACAGATATTGCTGCTAAAAACTTTACGACCTTTGATAAAGAACTAAAGAAAGTTGTTAAAGGTCAAGGGCTTTTTGGTAGAGGAAAACAAGGAATAAATAAAGCTTATGACGATTTGTTTCGTTTTTTAGAGGGAGAAGAACAGGCTTTAGACGAGTATGGAAAAGAGGTCGTGTCTTCTGGTCAAGTGATGAGAGATCAGATAGATGGATTGAGTGATCTAATCGCTAAACAAATAGACGAGTTACCAGATCAGCTAGTTAACGCTAAAGAAAAACAAAAAATATTAGCAGAGTTTGCAAAAAATCGAGGGTCGTATGTCCGACGCATTTATGAAGGGGCATTAGATCCAAAAAAGGTAGTGGACGGATCGATACGAGAAACAACAGAGTACAAACAAGCTGTTGAAGAAGTGCTTACTGCTATGAAATCTCCTACCAAAAAAACAGGTAAGAAGAAAAAGAAATCAAGAACTGATGAAGAACTTAGAGCAGAGGCTCAGTTATTCGTTGATCGTCAGCTTACGGGAGATATGGTGAATCTTGATCTTGATCCGTTGCAAGCTCTTAGGAATCAAAAAGAAAGTTTTGACGCAGGGGCAAGACAGTTGCAGGAGGGGCCTAGAAGACAACTATACAATATTTCTGAAGGTCTTTTACAAGATAGAATAAAGCTTCTTGACGAATCTCCCACGTTAAGAGCCATGCTAAAACAGGTCACAGACCCTAAAGAAATCTATCTACGAACTGTGGGCGATCTGAGCAACTTTTTCGCTGGCAATAATTTGTACACCAATATTGCTAAAAACTTTCGTGAAGACATTGACAGTGCTCTGACAAAGATAAACGCTGGAGGCAGACCACTTGTAGTCAGTGGGTTTAATATTTCCGACAAACAAGCAGCAGAGCTAGTAAAACAAGGGTATAAAAAACTTGGTGAATTCAACTCAAAATCTGCTTTTGGTGGTGCGTATGGCACTCTTACAGGCAGCTATGTTGCTCCTGAAGTTTACAATGGACTGACAGTGCCCATTCGAGCACAGAACGGATTGCAAGAAGCCTTGGCTGTTTCCTTGCAAGCTAAGGGTCTTTCACAAATGGCTAAAACCGTTCTCAACCCACTGGCTCAAGTGCGTAACTTTTTATCGGGATCGTTCTTTCTTGGTGCCAACGCCAACGTCGTTAGAAACATGGAGCTTAACGACTCATGGCGGTTGACTTGGGGTAAAGCCGCTGATTTAGCAGATGATGACTTTAAGGAATTTTATAATTTAACTGGTCGGTTAGGAATCAGAGACCAAAACATACAGGTCAATGAGTTTAGACAGTTACTGCAAGAAGGAAAAACCTTAGAGTTTTCCGGTCAAGCAGCCGCAGGTCTTCAGTCCATCCTTGATAAAACTCCAGGGGTACGAGCCTTACAAAAGGTTTACTCAGGAACAGATACGTTCTGGAAAGTTGCTGGACTCTTGGGAGAGAGAGCCAAATATACTGCCGCGTTTAAAAAATCAGGGCTGAACGTAGACGAGTTAGACAGTGAAGTGATCGATGGTCTGGTCGCTGCTGGCATTGCGCCTAGAAAAGCGGGTCTTTCTGGGGTTTTAGATGACGCTTCTTTCTTAGATTTATTCGCATCAGACATTGTTAAGAAGACAATGCCTGTTTACTCTCGTGTGCCTGAATCAATTAAAGCAATACGAAGAGTGCCTCTCATAGGAAACTTTATCGCTTTCCCGGCTGAGATCATCCGTAATACCTCAAACATATTTAACCAAGGTGTTAAAGAGTTATCGTTTAAGGCAACGCCCAAAATGATAAAAAAGATAGGGCCAAAAAACGCTCGTCAACTAGAAAAAGAAATCCGAGCAATTGGTGCAGGAAGACTGACCGCTTATGTGAGTTCTGCTTACGCTATTCCACTAGCCGCACAAAAATCTGCTATGCGTCTCACAGACACATCAGAAGAAGAGATGAATGCCTTACAAAAGGTAGTTCCAGAGTACATGAGAGGTCATGTATTGATACCGTTAGAGAAGTCTAAAGACGGTAAAATGCAGTACATCGATTTTAGTTACATGAACCCGTATGATTTTGCTCTGGCTCCAGCAAGACAAGCTCTCCGTGTGTATGGAGAAAAAGGAGAGGTTAGTGAGAACGAGGTCGCTAATCTATCGGCTGGTTTGTTCCAAGGTATAAAAACATTTTTTGAACCGTTTGCGGGAGAGTCTTTGATAGCGGAAAGACTGCAAGATGTTTTACCGCAGAACTATTTTGGACGTGGTGGAAAAACAGGGTTTGGAGCCGAGATATACGGTAAGTCAGAAAGTTCTGGAGAGCAGTTGAGAAAAAGTTTTAATCATATTCTTGGCGGTTTCAACCCCGGTTTGGTCGAACAGTTTGTGTTGGAAAGAGGGGGTGAGTTTGTCCCAGGCAGAGTGACCAGAGCACTGGCCGACATACCCGGCAGACAAGGACAAGAGAGCACTGGAAAAGAAGAACTTTTAACTGCGTTTACTGGCTTTAGAAGAATGGATGTAGATCTTCCAAACACATTATTCTATCGAGGATATGAGTACACTGATTTACGATCCGATGCCGTTGGTAATTTTAGCTCTATCGCTAAACGAAATGATTCTACAGAAGAAGAGATTGTGAACGCTTACAAAAGAACAAATGAAGATTTGTTCCGAGCACAAGCACAATTAAAACAGGTTGTTGATGCCGCCAGAGAGCTAGGCATGAGTGACCAAAAAATACGGTTCGCTCTTAAAAAACAAACAGGCATGGGTAACAGAGAACTTAACGCTGTGATGAGAGGAAAATTTGAACCGTTCCGTGTCAGTGGAAAAGTTAGACAGGATATAGCCAGAGAAGCTAACTACTTAAAACAGCCTCGTATCGTTACTCGACTGCCAAACACCGAACTATTTGATATTGCTCGAGAGCTTCGTGGTAGAGATTTAACTGTTCAAGAACCAGAAGAAATGCCAGAAAACCTATTTGTTCCTGAAACTACAATACAGACACCTGCACCTGCACAGTCTGTTGCACCTACACCTACACAGCCACAAGCCGTGGCTCCAGTTCAAGCACCAGTGGCCGCACCAACACAAGCCGTGGCAGCCATACCAAGAACCTCACCCACTTTAGTTCCTAATTTGCGAACACAGCAGTTAGCACAAGACTTGGAGACAAGACGTGGATAGACAAAAACTTTTCGCACAACTCCGGTTACATGAAGGGGTTGAGAGAAAACCATACCAATGTACAGCCGGATACTTGACCATAGGCGTGGGTAGGAACATCGAGGAACGAGGACTGTCCGACGATGAGATCGACTACATCCTCAACAACGATGTTAACATCGCCACCGACGAACTGGTCAGAACGTTTGATTGGTATCCTGACCTTGATGAAGTGCGTCAACGTGTTGTGATTGATATGGTGTTCAACCTTGGGATGCCCCGCTTCCAACAGTTTAAAAAGATGATCCAAGCTCTGGATGAAGGGGACTACAAAGAGGCATCAATCCAGATGATGGACAGCCGTTGGGCATCTCAGGTGGGTGCTCGAGCAGAGCGTTTACGAGACATGATGGAAACAGGCGAAGATTCGTCAGACTTTGGAGAGTGAAATGAAGATCGATATGACCGATGTAAAAGACGTGATGATGGGTGACAAAACCCGCACTCAAATGGAATGGGAATTAGTTCTTGTTTACGCAAGCCAAGATTACATGTTTACTAAAGCTTGTGAGATGGCTCGTGAAGAGGTTGATTGGTTCTGTCGAAAGAATTGTTTGTTTGAGTACAATCCTTTGACACCTGATGATTATGAGGCAGCCTAGGGCTCCCAACGAAACTTGTCCTGATAGTATACGTCTTGAGGTTCACGGCTTCTGCTTGGAACGTCCCAAGTCTGTGCTTTATTCTCTCCAGTTATCTTCCAACCGGCACCACGAAGACTTGATCCGCTCTCACTTTGTAGTGTAAACGTGATCATTCTTGTGCCACCCATCTGCTGCCAGATCCTCCAGCATCGTGCATACAGAAAGGAACAAGCATTCTTGGGAGCATCAGGACAGGCACACAACCGCCTGATCTCTGCTGTATACCTATCGTCCGCTCTTCTTGCCACTGGTCTGGCAACAATAGCCACAGCCACAAGCTGATTGTTGTAGATAGCACCGATTGCAAAGCGACCGCCCTGTGTTTTCTTACTGTGCCGGTGATGTTCTGCAACGAAGTCATTGGCTTCAGTAATTGTGATGGGACAAGCTTCAAGGTTCATCCAACCTCGCCCCAGTTGTCACCCAACTCTTGGTCTACCTTGCTTGGTACAGAAAGATCGACACACGTTTCCATAATATCTTTGATTCTTGATGCTTGCTCTTCAGAACTGATACTGAAGCACAATTCGTCGTGTACGGTCAGTAGAGGGACTAATCCTTCTTTGTAGCACTCAGCCATTGCTTTCTTCGTTTGATCGGCTGCGGAGCCTTGTATAAGCTTGTTGAGAGCCTTATAAGTAAACGCTCTACGTATGCCTGGGCCATACTCTTTCTTAGCTTCTTCTAACGGAAGCGGTTTATTGTAAGCAAATGTTGTTGGTTCCCACAGATCGAAGCGACACTTACGTCCCAACAGGGTGCGTATCCGACCATGCTTTGTTGCTCTGGATGAAGCAGAGTCTGCCAATTGTTTAACGAAAGGCACTTTGTCATGGTATGTGTTCAACAATTCTTTGGCTTCATCTTCAGTGATGTCGAGCGTGTTTGCTAGTTTGCCCCGACCCATGCCATACATGATTCCAAGGTTTACGGTCTTGGCTTCTTTACGCCCGATCCCTGCCATGTCTGCAACTATTTGATGAAAGTCCACGTCTTCTTCTTGGTATGCATCAACGATGGTTTGTATTCCAGAGTATTCAGATAAGTTGTTTGATAGAACGTGGCAGTAGTGGACTAACAGTCGAGGTTCTTGGCTTGAGTAATCGAACGAGCCCCACTGGTCACCCGGCTCTGGAATAAATAGTCCACGAATTGCTCTCTTTAAATCAGGGTCACGAGCGGGAATCTGTTGTAGGTTTGGATTGCTCGAACTGAAACGTCCCGTTATCGTCCCACCGTCGTCGCTACGCAACTGATGAAACTCACAATGAATCCTACCGTTGTGCTGATAACGCAGGATCGAATCAATGAACGTGCTGTTCGCTTTGTTCAGTTCTCTTAGTTTAAGTATTTGTCCCGCGACCTCGTGCGGTATTGATTGCAGATACGCTTTTGTAATTGAGGGCTGGTTCGTTTTACCTGTTGTTTTGTATTCGATGCCGTAGTGTTCAAGAACAGAGGCAACGCTAGTCGCCACCCAAGGCTCAACCAAAACGCCTGTGTTCCTTTTGATCTCTTTTCTAATCTGCTCTTCTTGCTCACGTAAAAGTTTTTTGGTTTGCTCTGCCTTATCTAGATCAACCAACACACCTTGTTGTCGCATGTCCAACATCAAGGGTATCAGACTTGTCTCCAACTCAAAGATAGAAGTTAGCTCTTCTCGCACTAACTCCTTCTCAAACACCCTCCAAAGACTCAAGGTCATAGCGGCATCCTGCTCCGCATACTGACCAACAAACTTAGCCGGTAGTTTCCACATCTCAGACTTGGGATCAATCCCCCAGTTCTTAGCAGCGGTTCTTAATAACTTTTCGTTCTTACGCTCTCCGGTATACTCACGACCTACGCTATCCAAACTGTAACTGAACCTGTTCTCATTCAACAAAGGCGCAGCGACCATTGTGTCTATGATCCTGCCTTTAACTTCGATACCCTCGTGCCTTAACCAACCCAAATCGTAGGTTGCATTGTGAAAAATTTTATTGATATGTGGCGTATCTAGTTGTTTTTGTAACCATTTAAATACAATCTTTGGGTCAATATTACCGTTGTTCTCGTGACGAATGGGAAAGTAACCCACAAAATCCCCCGCAGCCACAGCTACTCCCACAACATAACCATCGCCTCGAGCCCATCCAGGTCCCAACGTTTTAATATTTGGGTCGCAGGTTTCTAGATCGACTGCAATATCTTTGCAGGATGTCAGGTCTGGAAAGATCTCTGGGGCACACCAATCAACCTCCATGTTGTCGAGTTCTTCTCTGTCTAGATAGTTAATCGTGCTTGTATCTTTCATCTACATCCCACACATTCCGTCACACTCATCAAGAAAACTTAACTGTCCATGATCTGCTGGAGTGGTTAAGTCAACTTGGTCTAGTGGTTTTAAACTTCTATGAACGTACTCCTTGCTCTCCATCTTTCTTTCTATTGTTCTTAATTCCTTGTCAAAAAGAATAGCGTCTTGCCAAGACACGGGGTCGTTGTCTCTCATGTGTCGCCATTCATCGTCATTGTGATAAGGACAACCGATGCAAGCTGACCGTGGTAGCACACGGTTTTCGTAACGTTCAGCAAACCACTGTTGACAGTCTGATCTAGACATTCGTTTCTCTATCAAAGGCCATCTGTGATGTGACCAGGTGTCTCTACTTTCTTTAAGCCGCTGCATCTCATCTGTGCTGATGCCGATCCACACTTCAACAACTGGTTCTTTCGGAGCACGTTGTCTTGGTTTAAGACCTATAAGTTCTCTTTCTTTTTTACGTATGGGCTCTATCTTGTACTCTCTGGTACATTGTCTTCGGCCCATGCCTCCGTTCTCTGTAAAGAAAGGAGCACTACGATAGTTCTTGTTCTTGTCTTCGTTGAGCAGATCGTCTCTGATGTTGCCTTTCTGCACGGTGTATACCGGAAAACTTAACTGTGTCTTTAACCACTCAAGGTGTTCATACACACCCTCTGGTTCCCATCCAGTGTCTGCAAAAATTGCACAGTCTGGTTTTCTACTGAAACATCCCTCCTCTGCCATCAATGCCAGTACAGAGGACTGAACACCAGCACCTAAACTGATTACAACTAGTTGTGGGTTTTCTAGTTCACGAAAGAATTTCATAGTGGATACCTATGTTTAGAACCCGTTTGTACGATATGTAGGTTCTGTCTTGTTCTAGTTACGGCTGTGTAAAAAACTCGATGCTCATCATCTGGGTTGCCTTCTACATAATTTTTGTATGGCAGATAACCCATATCGTCCAACAATACAATGTTGTCATCCTCTCCACCCTTCATCCTGTGAATAGTGGATAGTTTTATGGATGGGTCTGTGGATATCTTACCTCTTCTACGAATTGCATTAAGGTATCTCAAATCCTCTTCTGAGATACGCAATAGTTTTTCTGCAATTAATTCTTTACTTGCCAATAACCCATGATCCTCAACCAAGGCGTTGTATGTCAGAGGTTTCTCAGAGTCTATTTCTTTAAGTGTCTTAGCCATGCCATACTTAACCATTGCATCATTACCGCGTTTTGGTAGGTGTGAGTACAAGAGTTCAGCCTCTTCTACAGAAATAAACTCACCTGCCTGTAGCTCTTTCCAAAGGTTAATCGATCTTAAAAGTTTTTCATTGAAGGATAGACTGTCGTTGATCTTGTACAAGATACCCATTGCTTTTAGGTTATCCCCTAACGCTCTTAGGTTTTTGGTTGTTCTTGCCATCACTGTCCAAGACCCTTCATCCATGTCGATCTGATTGATACTAATGTAGTGTCGAATAGATCCATCGTGATTTGTGGGTTCCCAGTTTTTAATTTTACGGGTTCCTATCATTGAAGAGATTTTGTTAGCTAGATGATGCACCGCTCTCGGCACTCGATAAGATTGCTCCAATATTTTTAAATCATCGCAAACGTTTAACATGCAGCGGATATCTACACCCGTGTATTTAAAAATTGCTTGGTCATCGTCACCTGCGTAATAGACACGTTTGGCATTGTTACGCAGTAACTTAACCTGCTCCCACTGCAACGGGGTAAGATCTTGTGCTTCATCAACGATCAGTAAGTCCAATACTGGAGCCGTACCCTGTTCCACCATCAGCTTAATCATGTCTGTAAAATCATGCTTACCGGTTTCTTCTTTGTACGAGTTGTACAACTTAGACAGTTTTACAAGTATTGGAAAATGTAGTCTGTGGTCTCCAGTTAAGTTGAACTCCTTATCCAAAGAGACCCGTCTCATAGCGGCACGATGAATTATCGTCATGTATTTGTTGCCTTCTCTGGCAGACTGCATCATCAAACCATCTTCATCAAACACATCTCTATTATCAAAAAACAAACCCATATCTGTACCAATCTTTGCAAGATCATAGGCGTTGATCATTTGAACCGTCTTCATGCCCAACCATTTAAAGCCTAATGAATGCAAGGTGCGGAAGTATGGCGTGTCTTTTTCAGTCAGATTAAAAGCAGCACCGGCACGTTCTCTTGCTTCATTAACCGCCTTTCTGGAAAAAGAAACAAAGCCGATCCTATCCGGTGAGGTCCCCGCATTGAGTTCATTACGAATAATCTCCA